AAATCATGGCAGGAGGATATCAAGCAAAATGGAGAAAAATAAAAAAGAGGGTTTCATGATTATCGTAGGTAAAAAAGACGATAAGGGTGACGAATACGAAAAAGAAGAAGTGAAAAAAGAGGTCGTTCAAAACAAAAAAGGCGAATTGGTTTTTTCACTTGAAGATTTTGGCGGTTATACGCCTCCTCAGTTGGTTTCTAAATTAGAAGAAGCCAAAGACTCAATTTCAAAAGGTAACGCAAAAGAGGCGATGATTGCGCTAGACAACTGTATCGTTCGAATCACAGGCAAAAAGCTTGATGAGGAGAAAGAATCAGCAGTTAGTCCTGGCTATGAATTTGAACTCGATAAAGCGTTATCTTAAAAAGTTTTAGGAGGCACTGATGGCAGAAGACATCCAAGAGGAAGTCAAAGAGGAGCAAGTCGAACAACAAGCCACCCAGATTAATTTTGGGCAAGGGAATGACGTAGACACTCCAAATGACGATGCTGGACAAGTTGAAAGCGGCAATAATTCATGGGAAGGCGATAAGCGATATGAAGAGCATTGGGCGAAAGACCCAAACAAAATGTACGAATCCCTACGCTACCACGAAAAAAGGCAAGGTGACTTTGACAAGCAGATTAATGAGTATAAATCTCAAGTCGAAGAACTTTCTAAATATAAAGACGACTATACGGCTGTAGAAGAATTATTCAATCACGAACAAATTGGAAACGAGCTATTAGGAGTCATCAATAAATATAGTGCAGGAGAACCAGACCCAAAGGTCGAAGCACCAGCGGCTAATAATCAACAGCTTGAAGAGTTGCTCGCTTGGAAAAGTAATATTGAAAAACAAGCAATAAATAATTACTACACACAACAAGAGCAAGATCAATTCAAAGACATTGATGCATTAGCAAAGCAATACAATTTGTCATACGACAAAGAACAATTTGTGAAGCACATGAATGACGGTCAAATTCCACGTGAATACTGGAGCCGCTATTTTAAGTCAGAAGCATTGCCGACAATTTTAAATGCTAACGCTGCTATATCAGCAGAGAACGCATTAAAGAAGTCAGTAAGTACACAAAGTATTGCAACAGGAGCAAACAAGCAACGACCAACGGCTGGCGGTGATGCAAATTACCAATCTGCGCTCGATAAATTATTAAATCAATAAGGAGAAATTAAAATGGCTTTATCGGCAGACCAGCTCAACGAAGCATTAGCAATTGCAAATGATGCAATACGAACTCAGATCCCAGATCAGTTCGGACAGGCTAACGCCTTATTCAACAAATTGAGCAAAAAACCAAACTTAGAATACATATCAGGTGGAACAGCAATTAAGCAACCAGTAGAAATTGCAGAGAACCAATCAGAAGGGTTTTATGATGGTGGCTTTGGCGTTATCGATACATCAGCTAATCAGCAGTTGTCACACGCATCATTCGACTTTAAATACTTCTACCACAATGTATCTTTTACCTTGGAAGACTTCACTAAAACTGACAACACAGCAAACGCAATCAAGTCTTTGATTGTTGCTAAGGTGGAAGGTGCTAAAAATGCAGCAACAAGAACGTTATCAGCAGCTATGTATGGCTCAGGTTCAGATTCTGATGGCAATGCATTCAATGGATTTTCTGATATCTTTGCTGCAAGTGGAACAGCTTACGGTGGGATCACTAACACTGACCTAGCAGACAGCACAACTTGGTTAACTGAGCGTGACACAACCACCAATACAATCAACTATGCTAACTTAAATACGTTGGTGAGAAGATTATTAGGACGTGGCCAACGATACGGAAACGAAATCGGATCATATGCACCTGACATGATGATCTCTAATTCTTTCGTACAAGCGAAATTCTTAGAGTCTCAGCAATCCAACCAGCGATTTATTGATCGGGATGATTTAGAAGCTGGCTTCTCCGGATGTAAATATAATAACATAAGTTGGTATATTGACGAATATTCTCCCGGTAGCGCTGACGGAGCGGCTACAGATAATGAATTATATATCTTATCAACGCCAACCCTAAAAATGTGCTACAAGTATGGGTTTGAAGGCAAGAATGCGCCAATGGACTACAATTCACGCATTCCGAACCAAGCAATTCAAACAAATCAAACATTCTTAGTTGGGAACATGGTTTGCTCTTCTCGTCGTTACAATGGAGTATTCACTGCTCTACAAGCGTAGGAAATATTATGTCATACATACAAACAATTGATGCGGATGATTTAACAAGTACTGGCGTTACACGTAAATATGAGTTAGGCGTGCGATATGTTGACCACTCATCAACCGATGCAATTAAGCCTGAATACATGTATATTAAGGCGCATGATGCGTTAACCCAGTATCAACCGTACCAAGTGGGATTAGATTCTGTACCCAATGCACATCTGATAACTAAAGCCCCTGTGACAACATCAACAGGTGCAATTGTCGTTGTTCCACAAATCACTATCCCCCTTGGCCGTTATTTTTGGGGGCAAATAAAAGGCGCAGCCACCGTAACGAGTACAGATACATTTGCTGCTGAAGATTATGCAGAGGTATTAAATGCAGGTACAGGACTAAAGCTCGATGGTGGAGCCTCTGGATCAACTGTAGAAGCTGGCACAACATTGGCCATTGCCACGGCATCAACTAGCGGTGGAACCACGGCGGTCATATTGTCTGGAAACGAAGTTACAATCGCTGCTGCCTAATAAAATAAAGAAAGGAGAATTTTAAATGTCATATATACAAACTATTGATACAGACTCATTAACAAATACTAGCGTTACACGTGAATATGATTTAGGCACTCGTTATGTTGATTACTCATCAACCGATGGGGTTAAATCTGAATATATATATTTGAGAGCGCACACTGGATTAAGCGTCAACATGCCATTCCAAGTATCGTTAAGTAATGTGGATGCATCTGCAATCACAACTAAAACGCCTTCTACAACCACAACAGGTGCCATGATTGTCGTTCCACAAGTAGGGGTTCCTTCAGGGTACTATTTCTGGGGCCAATATAAAGGAAGTGCAACGGTTCTTTGCACTGGCTTTGCTACTGCTGATTTTGCGGAGGTTATTAACAATGGTACATCTTTCATTCTTGATGGTGGGGCCTCTGGTTCTACTGTAGAGAGTGGCACAACACTAGGTATTGCCACGTCATCAACGTCTGGTGGCCTAGCCACTTTCATTTTGTCTGGAAACAGAGTGCAGGTCGCTGCTGCATAAATAATTATTTTGGGTAGTAACTTTGGTTGCTACCCACTCAACAAGCTATGTCATATAAAGGAATTTTTGCAAACGAAGGAGAAAAATATTTTGCCGCGTCAGGAGCCGGGACGAAAGTCGATCCGTATATCCCTGAGCTGACGACATCTCTTACACCAGATGAAAAAATAGACTCCGTTACGAATTTTAACGTGTCTGTTGGTACCACATCGACAGCCGTGAGGGGATCAAGCACAGACCGTGTGATGGTGGCATTGGTCAATGATTCAGATGCAGTCATATATATTGCATTGGGCGAAGCTGCAACCATCAACAATGGCATACGGTTAAATGCAAATGGGGGCAGTATCGTTATAGTGAATCCAACGTGGACAGGCACAATTAACGCAATCGCTACAATTGCAAGCAGTACATTGGTTGGTGTTGATGGAGCTAAAGCAAGCTCGTGACACGTATATACAACCCAGTCGCACTAGAGCCAGATGAAAACACTTTCATTTCAGAATTGGCATTTGCGACTGGCACAGGTGTATTAAGCGCAACCCGAAACGATGGAGTTGAACTCACCGAATCCTTAGACGGAAGATACGTTACTTCTAATGATTATTTGAGTTCAGCATCATTTAATACTGGGGATGGTGTTTTGACATTAACGAGGACAGATACCGGAACAGTTACAGTTGATCTTGACGGGCGGTACTCTACAAACGATACGTTTGTAAATGCAGCTTCATTTGATTCAGGGACAAGAGTTTTAACTTTGACCCTGAATGATGCTTCAACGGTAACTGTTACCATTTCGGAGAGTGCAGACACTAACACATTTGTTAACGCAGCGTCATTTGATTCAGATACGGGAACGCTCACATTGACTAGAAATGATGCGGCAACTGTAACCTCCGATTTAGATGGGCGATATGTTCCATTTGATTTGACTATTCCCAGTCCTTCATACGCACTTAATGACTACACTTCAACAGGATTTTTTTCAGTTGATAAAAACGCATCAAATCTACCAACGGGGATGCCCTCCTGGATCGATAAGCTCGTTTTGCACGTCAACCAAACCGGGGAATACAACGGAACTCAAACATTGTATACAGCCAATGGAACCGCAACTTCTGAATTTGGGCGTATTTATTATAGGAAATGGGAAGATGCAGCAGGTATTAATTGGTCGCCCTGGACTGAAATTAATGTTGGTGGAATATCTGGAGATCTGAAAACATCTTATGCTGCTGCTGATTTGGATTCGGCCACTTTTAGAGAAACTGGGTATTGGGCGTTAGGAGCTAAAGGCGCAGCCACATCTTGGCCTTCCGATTTATCTTCCACGTCTGATTTTAATATTTTGCAGACGATTCGATCTGGTTCAAGTGGTGCCGGGCAGCAAAAAATCATGTGTGCAGATTATGATACAAGCTCAAACCCTGGAACTCATATACAAGAATGGAAAAGAGTCTTCGATATCTATAATGAGACAGATTGGTTCGAGTATCAGTTCCAAGGAATGCCCATTAGCAAAGAAGTATATAAAACGACGGAATACAATTTGTACACGCATGGGAATAACCCAGATACGTCAAACACCCGTGCATACTATGTAACGCTGAGTGGACACTCAATGTCGCTTTATGGGTTTAGTGGAGGGTATCGAGAAGGCCAGTTGATTCGGATTTTTAGGGAAACAAATTCCACATCCGTGACAATCAACATTTATGCGAATTCTTATTATGCCACTCAACCGATATATTTGCGGAATGGGGGATCATCATTGACTTTGACAAGTTATCAATCGGCAGAGTTCATCTATCATAACAATATTTGGTTTCAGCAATATTGAGGGAGTTATAAAAAAATGATACTAAGCGAAGTTTTAGACAGAATTAATACAGCGTTAGGAATGCCAGACGATCTGACAGGAAAAAATGCAAATGAGCTATTCACAAATAAGCGTATTGTAGAGCAGCTTAAAAATGCATTGGATACATATGCCTCAACAGTTAAAGGTATTGAGGATATTTTTAGTACATCGTTAGGCTTAAATACACGAGTGGCAACAGGCCCATCAGATGCTATACGCTCACAAGCATACAGATTTATGTACATATGGAGAGATGGACGAAAATACCCATTAAATTACAAAGATCTAAACAAAGTTAATAGTGAGTTTCCTTATGGCACTTACGCAGGAATACCACGTTTTTTTAGTGTATGGAATGACGAAATAACGATCTATCCTGACAATAGTGGATCACCAAACACGACAACGTTAAACGGGGATATTAATGACGCCACTACGACAATCACAGTAACCTCAACAGATGGGTTTCCCGAACTTAACGGGAGATTTACAATTGGGACAGAAAAAATACGATACACGCATAAAACAAGCACGACATTTACTGGGTGCACACGTGGTTCTGAAGGGACTACGGCAGCGTCTCATGTAGGTGGTGTAACCGTAAGTGAAAATAATTTAATTGTGTACTACAGAAAAAAGCATTTTGTTATCACAGTTGACGCTAACGATAACATTTCACAGGCACAGCTAGATAAAGAAATGGAAATACCTGATGAGCACGTTGATCCAATTGTATCAATGGTTGCCTATAAATTATTATCGAAAATTGATGCAGAACGAGCTCAACCTTACAAAATTGACGCAGCAGCATTTTATCAGCAAGCTAAACGGGATATACAGGCCGGATACGGACAAATTGTTAATGGATCAATGATTGGACAAGCCTATGATTGGGAATTAAGTAACGCAGGAGTAAATCTTTGACCTTTTCACTTGAATCGTACCAGTCTAAGGGGTTAAGGGATGACAAGGGGCGCAAGTTCGTACCTCAAGATTATTTTTACAATATTGAAAACATGAACTATGACAGCATCACAGGATGTCAAAGAATTAAAGCTCCGAGCGTTGAGTACAATGTTGGATCAGAACGAATCGATGGCATAACGCAGTTTAGATATATCGATACAGCAGGACAATTTCAAACAGAAAATGTATGTGTTCAAAATGGAAATGTAATCAAAGACTTTCTTACAAGTCCCGTGACTGTACACACTGGTCTTACAGCTCAAAAAAAATGCACGTTTGGAATCTTAAACGACAAGTTATTTATCTCTAACGGCACAGATTTTCCAGTTGTGTATGACGGAACGTATGTTAAACAAATGGGTGCGCCAACAGCAAAAGATTTAGGTACAAGTGGCGTTTTAACAGGAGCGTATTATTATGCAATGACATATATTGTTGATGGCGTTGAGGTTGTCTTAGGCACAGTGTCAAACACAGTGACCGTATCAAACGAAACAATTGACTTAGATATCCCTGTAGGAATTGCAACGACAACAAAACGCAAGATATATCGTACAGATGCCAATGGTTCTCAGCTCAAGTTATTGACTACTATCGCTGACAACACCACGCTCACTTACTCAGATAATAACGCTGACGGAACGCTCGGCGTAAATATACCTGCAACCAACAGTGAATGTCCTAAACCACAGTTTATTACGGTTAAAGACGAAAAATTAATTGGGGCAGTACATGCTGCTCGCCCGAATTACTTGTACGTTACAGAGGTAGAGGTTGAGGTGTTTTTTACAACGTCAGGCGTTTACGATGTATCGGGTGTCGGCAATGACAACACAGCGTTAACTGGTTTGATGCAAGATTACGATCAAATTGTTGTTTTTTCAGAGCGTCATATCTATCTGGCGAAAACACAAGATCAGGTTGCGCAAGTACAGCAAACAACGTCAAATGTCGGATGCAGTGATGGGTTTAGTATAGCTAGAATCCCTGAAAACGATATATTACCAGGCGGGATAATGTTTGTGTCTAATTTGTTTGATGTCCGTATTTTTAGCGGTAACATAGCGACAAATCTAGCCACCTCTTTTGATAACTTACGGACAAATAATTACTCAATTCAACTCAATAAAACTAATTTTGCGAATGAGTTAAGGGGCAATCCACTACATGCAGCCTTTCATGATTACAAATATCACCTGATCGCCGAGAACTTTATTTATGTCTATGACATACGGATTAGTGGGTGGACGAAGTATTTAATTAGCACTGACAGCTATAGCCCGACATATTGGGTTGTTGATACATTAGGCGGAGACTTATACATTTCGCAAAAAACAGAAGGGATTGTGGAGAAGATGTACAACGCCACGACATATCGAGGTGAAGAATTAACGGCGTTCTTTGAGACACCTGAAATTGCGGTCGATGTTTTAGATAAATACTTTTCAGCGTTATATATCTATTATGAAAAAACAGGGACAAATACAATATCGGCACTGGTAACAATCAATTCGACACAGACTAAAACTGCAACTATATCGTTTGATGGAGCCTACTATGACGGGGCCTACTACGATCAAACGTACTACGAGACAACCGACGATGAAGAAGATTATAGCCTGATACACATTGACCGCTATGGTAAATGGTTGCGATTTAGAATTTCAACACAAACGCAGGCAAGTATAAAAGGCTGGAAACTAGTAGGAAGGGCTATAACCAATAAAGAACTATGACTCAAATCCAAACTGAAATGCATAAAATCTTGGATAATGCGGAGGCTATTATAGCAACAGGTGAGCCAGTTGAGATGCCCCTTAAACACACTTTTACTGATGGCATGTATATTCGAGAAATATTTATGCCGGCAGGAACCTTACTCACAAGTCGCATACACAAAACAAACCATCCGTTTGTTGTCACAAGAGGAAAATGCATTGTTTATAACGGAAATAAAATAGAAACGATTACTGCGCCGCACACTGGTATAACCGAGCCTGGAACAAGACGACTTTTATATATAGAAGAAGATACGAACTGGATCACTTATCATGCAACAAAGCTTACTAATGTTGATGAAATAGAAAATGAAATATTAGAAAAGCGAAATAATGATCTTTTAGATCAAGACTTATATAAAAAGTTCAATAAAATTAACACTCAAAACAATACGTATATAAAAAATAAGGAGGAATTAGAATGAGTTTTGCAGCGATAGGGGGAGCAGTGGTTGGTGGAGTAGTTGCAGGGGAATACGCAAAAAGCACACAAAAAAGTGCACAATCAGCACAACAACAGGCACTTACAGATCAACAAGCGTTTCAGCAACAACAATTAGAAAAACAATTAGCACAACAAAAAGCACTTGCAGAACAGCAGCTATTAGGTGTTCAGGCAGGGCAGGAAGAAGCATTACAAAGAGCTATAGAAGCTGGCCAAACAGCAGAGCAGCAATTTATGACGGCAACCGAAGGACGGCCAGAGGGAATTAGTCGATTACAACAAATATTAAGAGAACGAGCTTTGCCAGAACAGCAACAAGCCCTTAAAAGAACAAAACTTGCACAACAACAGGCAGGTGTTAGAGGCCCAGAAGCGGCACTTCAGTCAGCAATGGCAGCTGGACGTTTAGGTAGAGAGTTAGGATTAGATGTTGAAAAACTAGGTATTGAAGAAGAATTAAGGAGACAGCGTAGTCGTGAACAAGTAGCCGCCCAAAAACAACTTGCTGCATTACAGCAACAACTAGCCCCAGTTCAAAAATATCAAAAAGTACCAACCGATAACCCACTAGCTGCTGGGATATTTAAGATGAAAGGTTAAGGAGAATAAAATGGGACAAGGATTACAAAGAAATCAAGTGCAAGTACCTCCAGCAAAGCCTAGGCCAACACAAGAACAAATGACAGCTGATTTATTAGCTAGTGGCCAACCTATACAGCCAGTGCAGCCAGCACAGCCTGGACCGGTTGATAATTTATTGCAAGGACTAGGTGGCGGAGCTAAAGCAGTATTGGAAGGGTTTGGAGATTTTGTGAACAAGCAGAAAGAAACACCTGAAGGACGGTTGCTGCTAACCAATTTATTAGCGGGAGTCACTGTAGGTTTAGGTGCTGACCCTGCAATTGGCGCAAACATAGTACAGCAAGGTCAAAAACAGTTCGAATTAGGTGTTGCACGTGAGGAAAAACAAGCTGACCGACAATTCAAATTAGATGTGTTAGGAGCCAAACAAAAAACAGAAGCTAGAACTCAAGAGAATAAATTGCGAAAAGAATTTATTCCATTTAAGGATCAGTTTCAAGAAGCACAAACAGCACAGGATAAAGTAGTAAAAAGTTTAGCAAGAGAGACTGCAGCTGGTGATGTTTCGGCGGTGTTCGCATATATGAAAGTATTAGACCCTCGTTCAGTTGTTCGTGAAGGCGAGCAAGCTACAGCAAGAAATGCAGCAGGTATACCTGAACGTATAAGAAATGCATACAACAGAACCTTAACAGGTGAAAGTTTAACGCCAGAACAAAGACAAGATTTTTTAGAGACTTCACAATCTTTATTTCAATCTGAGCAAGATAAATATATTGCTAATAAAAAAGTATATGAAGATATAGCAACAAGACAAGGATTAAACGTTTTAAATGTTGTCGGTGAAGATAGAGGAGTTGTAATCCCTAAAGGTATTACAACTATAAAGGATAGTAAAAGTACTACTCCAAAAGTCTATGATCCACAAACAGAGGAATTTAAATAATGGCAATACAAGTACAAGTAGGTGATCAGTTACTAGAGTTTCCAGAAACTATGACAGAAGACGAAATAAAACAAGTCTTGCGTAAACAATTTCCAAAACAACCAGAACCAGTACAACAAGCACAAGCACAACCAGAACCAACCTTAATGGAAAAGATACGTGGCATATCTTTAGAAGATGTTATAAAAGAAACAGGAGATGTTATAAAAGAAACGCCAAAACAAGTGGTTAGTGATATTGCAAGATTAGCACCTTATGCAGCGTTACCTTTTTCTAAATTAGGATTAGCTGCACAAGCTGGAATTACTGGAGTTAGTCGAGTTGTTGAGGGTGTAGCTGAAGGGGAAAGATTACCACAAGCCTTAAAATCAGGGGCTATAGCAGCAGGAACTGAATCAGCAATAGGAAAAGGTTTAAAGCTAGGTAAGCCAGCATTAAAACAGGTAGCTAAGTTTGCTACACGTGCAGAAAAAGGCGTTATAGATGAAGCAATTAAAAAGCCAATATTAACTAAGATTGAACCTAAAACTAATATAGACACTTCTGAACAAATTAAAAATGCAATTACAATTTTAAATAGAAAGAAGTCTAGAGAATATGAGAAAGCATTAACAAAAGTTAGTGAAGCAGCAAAAGGTAAAGTTGCTGACACAAAAAATGTTAATAAAATAATCAAAGAAAACAAATTAAATAGACAAGGATTAAAAAATGTACTTTTAGCAGGTAGATCAAAAATAAAAAAGTTTGATGAAAATGCAGTTGATAAATTTATTGCAGGTAAAGAACTTACTTTTGATGAAGCTAAAAATGTTAATAGTACACTGGCGGAAGTAATGCGTAGCACAACAGTGGAGTCGTCAGATAAATTTTATGTAGGAAAATTAAAAAATAGTTTACATAAGTCTATGGAGGTTTACCCCGGATTAAAAGAGTTAAATGAAAAATACGCTAAACAAGCAACATTAGTACAGGGTATAGAAAAAAACTTAGGTAAAGATATTGATGAATCTAAAGTAAACACACTAACAAACGATGTCATTAAGAGACTGAAAGATAAGCGACAAACTAAAAGCAGAGCTATGGAGTTGTTAAAAGATTTAGACAAAGAAGTAAAAGCTAAGGGTAAGCGTAGTGTTGCAAATCAAATAGAAGCTAACGCATTGCAAGATTCAATTAGTCAATCTATAAGTAAAAAATCAGGGCTTATAGATAAAATACTTCCTTATGGATTAGCCGGTACTGCTGTAGTAGCCCCAGAGGTTGCATTACCTTTAGCAGGTGCAAAGCTTGGGCAAATAGCTATGCAGAGCGAGCCAGTTGCTAGAGCAGCATTAAAAGCTGCACAAGAAGGCGTAAAGGTCCCAGCAGTAATACCTAGAATTACAGCTAAGGCCCCAGCAATGGTAGCAACACCAATAGAAAGAGAAGAAAGCGGAGGTATAGCCCCGAGAACATTACAACAAATTAAAAAGGAGCGTGGATTATAATGGCAGTACCAACTTTAGGCGATTTTGTAAGGTGGGTCGGAAACAAGCTAACGAACACGTCATGGAATGACAATATACAGACATTAGTAAATATTTTTGGGGATGGAACCTATGATATGAACGTCAATCAAATCACAGCATCAACGTATGTAGGATTACCGACTGAGGATGAAGTGTATAACATCAACGTTGAAAATGGTTATTTATATATATCTGGTGCAGGAAACTTTGAGACATCACAGTCTTTAACACCGGGGCAGTCTGTACTTGTTGATACAACTGGTGGATCAACGATAAAAGGAAATGACGGGAAAACGTATGTAAGCGAACAAGCCAGTGCGACAACTATTGCATTACCGGCAAGCGATAGCAGTAACCCTAGATGGGATCTAGTTGAGTTTGACGCAAGCGCAGGTACATTTAGTGTGAATCAAGGTACAGCAGCAGCCAATCCAACATATCCAGCATTAGGTGCAAATAAAGACCCTATAGCTTACGTTTATAGAAAAGCCTCTGCCGCCGGGAATACGGTATACAATCGAGACATTTTGGATGCACGTGTTTCCATTAAAAACAAAACCGTTGACGGCCATTTCAAAACTAATTTTTCAATTAATCAGAAGGAGGATACCGAAAACTCAAACTTTGATAACCAGCAGATGTTTCAAATGGTTCCCTACCAAACTGAATTTGATTATGTTCAAGAGGATAAAACAAACCTACAATACATTGATACGATTGTAGTGCCTGCCGATTCAGTTAATGGCGAGGTGGTATATACTGGATCGTGGTCTGATAGTGACTCATCAAACTATATGTTTGGGCGAGCTAAGTATTCAAATTCAGCAGGCGATACAGCGGTCTTTAGCTTTAGTGGGGTGAGTGTCAATTTGATTTACATGCAATATTCTGTCAGCTCTGCATTTTGGACATCTGAGCTGAGTAGTGATGGAGGCGTAACCTATCACAGCAAGAAAACCTTTAATAATTCCCTTGCCAGTGATCTGAAATACAACAACGTGACGGAACTCTACCAAGGTCTTGAATACGGTCACTACCAAGTTAAGATAACTGTACTAGCGGGTTCAGATAACTGTCACATTGAAGGGTTTCAGTACGCTACGTATCTAGTACAAACGCCCATGACGCAAAAAGCGTTGTCAAGTGAGTCGCCATCAGATATTGACGATGTACCGCCATTAACTACATTGTTGGGTGGAACATACAGCGAAATTGCTGCAACAACGTCGTCAGCCTGGAACGGTATTGGGTTTTTTAGTGAGTCCGTAGGAGCGAGTGCTGAGTACAAGTTCTATGGCAGCTCAATTTATCTTTGTATTTATTTCAGCTCGACTTATGACTGTGCGTTTAGTGTAACAATTGACGGTGGAACAACCTACGTAAAAAATTCAAGTATAAGTCTTCCAAGCTATGATGGAAATCGACCTGTATGGGTAAGGCTAGATAATGGGGCCCTCCCTCAAGGGGTTCATACGGTCAAAATTGAAACTACAACCGCATCTGCATCACAGAAATTACTAATCAGTGGTTGGGCTCACTACAGCTCGAAATTCCCAACCACCTGTTCACGGTCATTGATATGTGGCAAGGGTAGCTATGCAGTTGGTTCGGATTCAAGCGATTTCACCTATAATGGGGCATGGACTGCTGGAGATTTAGCGCAATCATTTTTGGGCCGAGAAAAATTTACATCAACAAACAACGATTATGTAACAATAACAACCCCCACAAATTTAAAAGCTATCTATTTAATCAGTGCAGTTGATACAAACCGAGGCGAAATTGTTGTTAGTTTAGGCGGAGCATCAAGTAATTTACGATATATCAATTTGGACACGAGTAATTATGGGCAACACTCATTTATTCAGGTTTTATACGATTCATACATGGACGGCATATCCCTTGATGGACAGGAATTAAGGATCAGTAAGAATGGTGGAACTACATATAGGTTTGAGGGCATAATTTTTGAAATTGGAGATGCGGTAGAAAACGATAGCATATTCTGTATGCCAAAATGGACACGCTACAATGCATCTAGCAATAATTTAAATCCCGTAAGCACATCACATCGCTTAGATGTATATGGTTCTAAGTCTGACGCATCGACAGGGCGACACCCTATGGTTCATAGTTCATGGATTTATCACCCATCAGGGAATTACACCCACTATCGACACGGCCTCAATACGCAAGATATGACGTACAAATATGAGGGGAATGCAGCCGAACCAGCTATATACCAACTAATGAGGTCTACAAATAATGATTTATATAATTTTTATGGGGATTATGGCCTTATATCTACGTCATCGTTTGCTCACAATTACTGGCTCAGAATTGCATTATTCCCGGACAGGGTCATATAGGAGGAGTTTTAAATGTTTAATTATTATATCAATGAGAAATTAGTTGAGTCATACCCAAAAGGCAATCCAAGAGAGTTTAAATTTGGAGAAACGCATCGTATAGAGGTCATAAATGCACAAGAAGACGAATCAACACGAGTAGATAACGAAGTGGCTGACATTAATGAGTATCCGAATTATGACTATAAAATAAGCAGGCTCGCAGCATATGGCACAGTCATGGACCAGTTAGAGTTTATTACAGAAAACGGCCTTGATGCATGGCAAGCGAATGTCACTGAAATAAAAAATCGATACCCAAAGCCGAGTTAATAATGGACCTGCTTAATTATTTTAAGGACCTAGATGGGTCACAAATTGTGGTTTTTATTCTAAATCAAACTATTGTCGTATATATTGCCAGTCAATTATTTGTCAGTAAAAGCAAATTTTATATCAGCCTACAAGAGATCAAGACATCGTTTGCGTCGAGCAATAATCAGGTAGAGGATCGCTTGAATAGAAATGAGCATGCAATTGATAAGGTTGAATTCTTAATTAAAGAGCAGAATAGGGCAATTCAAAAATTCTTCGAAGCACACACTAAAAGCATGGACTTACTAAGAAACGATTTTAAAGAAATTAACACTCGGCTATCTACGATTGAAGGCAAATTGAACAAATAAATTAGTGATGAGTTAGGCTCGAAATTGAAAACCCATCATCTTGTTTTTTGTCACTATACCTAGCGTAAATAATTCCGGTCTTCACATTCGCCATTATAACAAATCCTTTTCTTCGAGAAGATCCACGAGATGGTTTGATGTTCCCCATCCAACAATACATCCGCCATCCCCCAAGTTTTCTAAAAAATTATGCTGATGATAGGTTGGTCTGTTTTTTTTTGCTTTAACTTCATATGCAAAAAACTTACCTCGATGTGGTCCATGTTTAACAAACCCTAAAATGTCAGATTGCCCCTTTGTTCCAAATCTCACGACCCTGGAATCGTCGAATTTAGCTACGCCAGTATTATTTCTCCATGCACATATCCGAGAAGTAGATAGAATACTAAGACATCTGGCTAACTGTTCTTTCTCAGATAAGTGCTGGTTATAATCCTCATTAAGTTTCATCTGTGAGACCCTAATTTCTTCCAAGAATTAAAAATTTAATGACAACTAATATCAATACAGCGAGTCCGGTTATTTTTTTAATTCTACGCGAATAATTCATCTATCTTCCTTTCACAGTATCCATTTTTAATTATTTCTTTTATTTTTTTACTCATTTCCATGTGAAATGTTCTCTTTTTTTCTTTTTCTTCTTTGGGCATTTCAAGGCAGAATTCGTCTGGTGTTATGTAATTGTATTGCTTAATCTGTTTTACCAGTTCTTTAATTTCGAGTAGGCATGGCATGCGCTGAATTGTCTTTTGGCTGTCAGAATAGTAGCTTTTCGTGTATAGCTTATCAAAAAGTTTTTTTAAGGTTTCGTTGGATTCATTCTTAAGTTCGTCAGTGAATGTCTGAACAACATGCTCATTGAATTTTAAATTTCTATCGGCAAACATTTTTTTAAGTGATATGTGTATTTTTTTTTCTTTTTTCATAAAAAATCCCTTATCAAAATGGTTTAAAATCCTCAGGATCGATGACCCCGTTACCTTCAATAAGTGCTTTTTGTATGTCTTCTTTTAAAATCCTTGCGTTGTGTTCCATAGCCGTCTCATACTTTGGTTTTGAATTTTTTTTTGTGCCTTTAAACTTTCCTTCGACAATTTTTAGCCAATTATCAGCACTACAGAACACCCAGTCAAAGCTAGCTTTCCAATTATTGTCATTATCTCCTAGTAAAAACGGTGAATCTTGCATACAGTCATATATCTCTTGTATTTTAAATCCATTTTCACGTTGACGAGATTTTATGCCATTAATTCGTTTGTTTGTTAATTGTCTTATTTCCGATAGCCCATATTCACTGGCAAAGGTATTCCATGACAACTTTATAAATTCATAATCTTTTAATGCACCTCTTTTGGGAATACTCTTTAGAGTATTCTTTTTTTCTTTATTATGTCTTTCTTTATATGTAGGGCGGTTTTCCGTTGACGGCTTTTCCGTTGACGGTAAATCCTTAATAATTTCATCCTTTTTGGGCGTAACCGCTGAGGTATTTTTGGCTAACGGTTGTGATGTCTCTAGTTCGTAATCAATCCCCCCAAACTGACCATTTTCTAGTACAATTTGATTTTTTCTGAGCCAGCCAGAAGCAACTAATTCTTTAATCCCCGATTGAAAACTACTTAACCCATCCTTTGTTTCTTTTAAGATGGCATCATTGTAAAAAACCCATCCGTCGGGCTTTGACATTAGATAAGAATAGATACCCTTAGCCTTGAAACTAAGGGTAGGGCAATTAAGCAATTCATTAGGTACGGCAGTAAATGGGTTTCTATGACGAATTCTATTCATTAGCTAGTCCTTTCATAACTCATCACTCACGAAGTCAACTTCATTTAACATTGCTTTTTGAATTTTCTTAAACCAAACTCTCATTTGAGCCACGCTTGGATCTCGGCCTTTAATTGTCAGATTATTAATGTCGTCACAATAAGAGTCATTTTTCTCCCAGTATGTTGATTTCTTAAGCAGATTTTTCTTCTGTTCGGGAGTAAAATTTTTGAGTAAGTCGTGAATGGCATCTTTGGCTTTTTTAGTTTCTTCAGGGCTATCTTTTGGTTTATCGGCTTTTTTGTATTCTGTTTTTTGTGGCTCTGGTTGTGTTGCATCACTTCCGTTGGGCACTTTCCACCACAAGTACTGGTTATCTTTTGTTTTTGCTTGTTTGTATCCATTTTGTTTACTCATCGAACACTCAGCAAAGGTTGTATCTAATTCGTATAGATATCGGCCAATTCCATAACCTGAACTGGCAACACGCTTGAATGCCCCAGATATGCCCCCTTTAAACGATTCTATATCTGTTTCTGGACTTCCATTTTCTTTGGCAATCCATTCTTTTTTTTCGTTGCAATACACACTTAAGCAGCAAATGACACCATTTTTTTCAAACCTGTATTCGTCTTTCCAGTTCATACGCCCAAAAACCTCATCTAGCCTGTTCTGTATTGCCCTAGCTTGTACATAGCATAGAATCATCGCCCAAGGTTTGCCATTTTTAATCCCAACACTTTGGGGCTTCCACTCAAGCTCAGAATCAGAAAACTTGTCCGTCAAACGATTTAAATTCATTTTTCTACCTCGATTTTTATTTTGTAATCTTCATCGCAATAATTCTCGTACATGTCTGGGTGCTCTTTCATAAACCGTTTGAGATCAAATTTCTCTTTCCGTTCTAGCTTTAAAACATGACCGCAGCAATGCATTTCGTTTGTGCCCTTCTGTAGGTGTGGCGTAAGAACGTATTGTGCGTTTTCAATTTCGCTTTTCAAAAAATCGACAGCTCGAAGTGTTAGGGCGTATCTTTCTTTAAGACCAATTAGATGGCGTGCTTGTTTTTGCCATCTGTTGAGTATTGGCGTATGTAATAACTTATAGTTCATTAGTACGGTACCTCGCAGTCTTTTTTAATAAATTTCAGTAATAATTTCTTAATGATGTGTTTCTTTTTTTGTCTGGGATAAAAAGTCTTACCGTTGTAATAGATGACTTCATCGCCATAACCATTCACTTGATGAAAATACTTGTCACTTTGCATTAATTGCCTCCATAAATGCTTCCCAAGCAATCTCAATATCAGTAGGCGCATCTAATTCACCGTCTAGTTTTCGCAATAAATTTTTAAGCATTATCGTCCTCCTGATGTGGCCCATAGGTTCCCTTATCAAGATAATAATCGGCTTCGGAAAGGATCCGATCCCAGTCAGGCATAGTCCAGGATTTGCTATTGTTGTTTATGTTTGTTAGTATGTTCATAGTTTTTAACTCCTATAATTTTTGCAGATTTTGTAGGGCTAGTACGATGAGAAGGCATCTCCCCCGATGCCTTTTCTTCTTTTTGGAGTGCCCAAAACTCATATAATTGATGCTCATCCAACATACTGTTTGTCCCAATTTATAATAAAGTTGATGTATGTGGGATGAGGTCTCCCCTCTTTGCTTGCCCATCGTTGTGCTGTCCTTATATTTGGAATCACATCATAGTTTTTTGCACAATATAGTTGAAAATCTTTTATATATTTGGCCTCCCTAAACTTTATAAGAATTTCATCAATGTTTTTGTTCATATATTTCTCCTTACTTTAATATTTTTTGACTTTTTAAAGATAAATAAATAGTACATGTATTTTCCATATAAGTCAAACACTTTTCACTAATATTATGGAATTATTTATTAAGTCTTTCTGACATGTTTACGACATGCCTTGTTTATTTGGAGTTTTGGCGATAATATTGATTAATGTTACAAAATGATATATGGCTTTTTAATTTTTCTTTATTTTTGAGGCTAATTTTAAAAAAAGTGTATGCAGAAATACCCTCTCTATTTCTTAAAGAATTAGTGTAACCGTTACACTGTTTCATTATGAGGCTATTTGTTTAACGGAGATAAAATGAGAGCTTTAATTAACTTTGTAATTCTCAATAAAACTTAATTTTCTTCAGTTTTTATCTTAATTTGTTTGGAATGCTTAATTGTAATTGATAGATCTCTGTCATCTTCAATCTGTACACCCAGGGCTTGGAGTAGCATGGGCACCTGCCACTGTTTAATTTTTGCACCGTGTAGATTGATGAAGCGGTAATTGGTGTTCCAAAATCTTGCGTCTCTCAAATCAGAATTAGAAAAATCAATCATGTCCCCTTTAGTTTTAGAAAGATTGCTTCCATTTAAATTTGCATTTCGTAGATTCGCACTGCCAATGTATATGCCACTAAGGTTTCGTTCGCATAGATCAATAGAGGCAGTTGGGTTTTCTCGCCGATAATCATTAAATTCTAAAATCTCGTGACGTAACAGCTCCTCAATATCAAAATATGTATTTTCTTGTTCAATATCTAACTTTTGATTTTGCTCCTGCTCTAGTTCTTGTGCTTGTATCATCTCCATATTTTTACTCCTATGGTTTAATTTAAATATACCTAAAAAAGGATTTGATTTCATTAATTAATTATTGGACTAAAATCATGCCTCACAAAAGGTAGCGATGGCCTTTTTTTCTTATGTCATCTGCTAATCTGTTTATATAAGCCTCTCGTTCTTCTTCAGTTCCATATTCGTGATATTTCTCTTGGATTTCTCTTATCGCTTCGGCTTGAGATCGAGTGAGTAAAATATTATAGTCCGTTAACTGATCAAGCGGATCAATGTCTTTTTTAATGTCTTTCATTATTTCTTCTCCCTTTTTTGTTATACTAGGGGAGTCCCTCAATTAATTAGTTCGTGCTGTTAAGTCGGGGACACCCTATTATTTCCCTTATCATTTTTTTGTTTTTACAAATGTAACTATTCCTGGCTTAATCTCTACTATTTCATATTCATACATAATTTTTTTCTCCTTTACTTGTATATACATGTATATTTACATACATACAGAAATGTTGTCAACAAAAATATTTACATTTATTTACGTGTATAGTATTGTGAGCGTATGACTGAGAAGGAAACTGCAACTCCATACAACTTCAGAATTAAAACTGAACTACTTCGTGAACTTGAAGAAATAAGGGATGAGTATGGTACTCCTATTAGTTTTTCGATTAACAAAGCTATTGGTGAGTATTTACATAATTTGAAAAATAAATAAAAAAGCTTATAATTGCTGTAGGGCTAGTTGTTAGGAATGTCGTATTTCAGAAACAACTGTAAAAAAAATTGATTTTATTCCCGTTTCTAAACTCGTAAATAATACGGGGCAGATTGATGGGGTGCCCACTAACCCTCGAAAGATAACCAAAGACAAGTTTGAGTTGCTAAAAAGCTCTATTCAGAAAGATATTACTTATCAGTATATTAACGAACTTAAAGTATTTCCTTTAGAGGATAAGTTTGTAGTCCTTAGTGGTAATCAGCGCCTCCGTTGCTATAAGCAATTAAAAATTAAAGAGTGCTATTGCAAAATTATTAAAGAAAATACTCCGCCAGAGGTTTTAAGGAAGATTGTTCTAGCTGAAAATCATACTTATGGGGAAGACGATCATGATGAGTTAGCTAATAGCTGGGATATGACTGAACTTGAATCGTTTGGTTATGATTTACCAGCAATGGAAGAGTTTAATGAGGATATTAGTGAGCCTACATCAGAAGTCTTAGGTGACGATGATTACTTCCTTAAAGTTGAATCTGAAAAGAAGTTAGAGCTAATGGAATTGAGTAAGGAATTACAAAATAGAGGATATAGCGTAAAGGTTAGCTCATGAGTAAAAAGCTCACAAAAACTGACATCAATAAAAATGCAATGATTGAGGCATTAAAAAAGACTCTAGGGTTGGTTTCACATGCTGCAAAAAAAGTAGGAATTGCCAGGGAAACGCATTATGATTGGTTGCGAAACGATGAGGAATATAGAAAAAAATGTGAAGCGGTTGGAGAACTTGTAATTGACTATGCTGAGTCATCTCTATTCAAGCAAATTCACAAAGGTAATCCAGCAGCTACGATCTTCTTTTTGAAGACTAGAGGAAAAAAACGTGGGTATCATGAAGAGGCTCCACAGATTGTTGCCCCTAAACATGAAATTATACTGACTTATGAAAAGGAGAAGTTAAATGGCGACAATAATATTAAATGACCTATGGTCTATTCTCAATCTGTTTTTGATTTGCAGTGTTATTACAGCCACAGTTTTAATTAATATACTTATGAGTCTACGAATGGGTTTTTTCTTTAAGTCTTTTAGAGATCCTATTGGAGCATTTAAGAAAGAAGAGACATTGAAGTCAGTATACGATCGTTCAATTGAACAAGAAGAGGTGTCTGGGAATCGATTGTGAAAAAAACGTATGTCATTGGAAGAAAATTTAAGATTCAGGATAAAACATGGACGTTTATCGGCCAGCCGAATTCAGCCGAGGATAAATATAAAAAATGGTGTTTTTTTAATGAAAGTGAAATTAAGCGCAAATGTTTTTCTAAAGAAGAAATGGAAGAACTAAATATTATCCCAGTATGAATATTAAGCTAAATACAAAGCAGAGCATTATTTTCAATGCGGTTTTTAATAAAGACATGACCATTAAGGAAGACTGCCCAAGTGAGGTGGCTTACTTTGGCGCATTTCGGTGTGGGAAGAGTTTGATCATGATGATGATCGCTTACTATATTGTAGTCAATTATCCAAATACCAATTGGTTATTCTGTAGGGCAACATATCCCGAATTAAAAGACTCCGTAATTCCACAGTTTATGGAACTATTTCCACCGGATCAATATGACTACGAATATAAATCGAGTGACCGTGTTGCCAAGTTCACAAATGGCTCGACCATTAACTTTAGAGCATTCGATCGTGATTCAAAGATCTTATCTAACGAATACTCAGGTGCATCCCTGTGCCAAGGAGAGGAAATCCCGGAAGCATTGTTTTTAATGATACTTGGTCGATTAAGTGGTGACTCACTACCTAATCCATTGCTGTTTGTTGAAGGGAATCCAGCCGATTGTTGGTGTAAGGAACGGTACGTCGAAAATAAACCAGATCATATCTTATTCGTAGAGGGTACTACATTTGATAACGAGTCTAACTTACCTAAAAATTATATAGAGAACTTGAAGCTTAATTATCCACCAGACTACATAGATAGGTATCTATACGGTGGTTGGAATCGTACTAGCGATAGAGTGTATACGGCATTGATGGACCACCATATCATACCACCAGTAAATAGACACAATTATTATTACACGATGATATGCATGGATCATGGAACTGTTAATGACACTTCACTTGTGTGGATGTGTAAGGACGAATCAGACAACGTTTACGTTTTTGACGAATGGCATAAAAAGCAGGCACAATTGCATGAGATTGTTGAGGCTAGTAATCGTCATGGGAGACTGCCAATTGTCGCTGATTACTCAATGAAGGCAGGGGACACAAGGAATATATCATTCTGGGATGATCTTAAAGGTCATGGTTTACGATTGATTGAAAGTAAAAAAGATAAGACAGCCAATATACTAATGGTCAACCAAGGCTTTCATACCAACAAGCTATATATATTTAATCACTTAGAATATGTAATCAAGCAACATAAGCGTTATCAGTATAAGCGTGCTGGGTTGAGTGACACTGAAGATAGAAAAGAAGAAGTTGTTAAACGCGACGACCACTCAGTTGATGCCGTTCAATACGGCTATAGACATATTAAAGATATTAAAGTTAAATCACCAGCAGATGCATTTAGACCAGATATTAATAAAAAAACACTACGTGATTACGTGGAAGGAAGGGCTTAAAAATGAGTTATACACAAGATGAAATTTTAGACGAGATAGCAAAGGCTAATTATACAGATGACAATGGGGATTATTTAAGGTGCTTAGATGCTTCTAAACATAAAAATTGTAAAAAGTTTATGTTAAAAGTAGTACAAAAAGAACTCGAAGATAATTGGAACCTTAATTCACTTTTTTATGCGTCTCAAAAATTAAAAAATGATGTTGATTTTTTGTTGAAAGTAGCAAAATTAATTAACTCAGTTAAATGTCATACAACTAGAGGCTATGAATTATTAGAATATACCAAGCCTAGTGAAGATACTATTAATAAAATTACAAATTGTAAAAAAACATTAATAAAATTTTTAGAGTTAGAAGTTTGGCCATTATTAGATAAAGCACCTCAAAAATTTTTAGACGATAAAGATGTAGTTAGACTAGCTCAAAAAAGAAAGGAAGGGCTTAAATGAAAAAGAAAAAGAAAAAGAAACCAAAAAAATATTAAAAAGGAGTAAAAAAATATGAGTGATCCAAATACATTACAAGCAATAAGTAGTTTACGATCTGAGGTTGCAGATATGTTCAAAAGTCAAAACAAGAGCATTGACCATCGAATTAATACGGTTATTGAGCAGGTGTTAGCTAAGAGCATGGATTTTCATATCCAAACCAAAAAGAAAGCCATTGAAGACATAACCGTTGATGGCCCCTTAAGTGTTGATCAACTAACACAACTTTATCGTCAATTAATGATTGATATTAATGACATCAAATCAAATACTACGAACTACGCACTTTATGATCAAATGCAAGTTGTTAGTAAGCAATTTCAGCAAATGCAGACTGATTTTAACTGCATGAAAAAAACATTAGAAGGCATGGTCAGCGACAAGTATATTGAACACGGGATTAAGGCTGACGAGCTAGAAAAATTATATTTATTAAGCGGTTGTTCACCAGATGAAGTTGCTAAGTTTTTGCACGTTGGTAAAGAGCACCTTTACAACATCCTAAACGGGAAAGAGGCCCGTCCAAATGAAAAGCGTAAACACGATTTAAAGCAGTTCTTGATGCAACGTATTTATAAAGGCCAAAAACATGCCTCTGTATAGCTTTAAATGCCAGTCTTGCGGACATATTCAAGATGCCTATTTTAGTTTAAATGAATCACATTTGATTAATTGTGAAAAATGCAAGTGCACTAATATGAAGCAATACTATGGCAATACCCGTATAGCAATACATGGCTTTACTGAATTTGTGGATCCACGAGGAGGAACCGAACGGCTAACAATGGCACAAATTAAGAACATAGAAAAAAAAGAAAACAGCGTTTATTTATCCCATGCCGAACATGACAGTGAAATTAAGAAAAACAAAAAACATCGTGAAGCTATGCAGAGAAAAAAGAATCAAGACATCGCTGAAAAGGCAACAAAAGAATTAATGTCTAAATGGAATCATTAAAAAAAGGAGTTAATAATGAAAAGTAAATTAAAATCACGAAAACTATGGATGAGCGTAATCAGTGGGGTATTAGTTGTTCTTAATGAAGGGCTTGGTATCGGGATTGATAGTAATACCGTATTGGGTTTCAGTGGAATTATCATGAGTTATATTTTAGGCCAGTCATTTGTTGATGCTAAAAATGGTTAAAAATTCTGACATAAAAAAATTGTCTTATTTGGACATGCAAGAATTTCGAGTGTTTTTTTATAATAACTATGAAAACGAACATGTGATTTATACACAAGAGGAGGATGGAGATGAAGTTTATCAGATGCTTGAGGAATATGAGAAAGGAGTTAGAGTGTCGCTCGATATGATATTTCTAAATACTAACTAAATGAGACTGAGTAAAAATTTTATTTTGCCTGAATTTGTGCCAAGAGATATGTATGAGGCGCATGGAGATAAGTGTATTCATTTAATTGATGATCGCATAATACATATTGCCCAACTTTTAAGAGATGAGTTTGGTGTCATGGTTGCCAATACCTGGCATAATTTTATCAAACCAAATCGGGCAGAAATACAACAAAGAGGCTGGCGACCATGTTATTTAGGGAGATGCAAAGATCTATTAGATTTAAATCAATCGGATCACGACCCGGCAGAGTTTTTAATTCAATCGGATAACGAATTGTCAGAGTTTTATTTGAACCAGATAAAGCAATCGGATCACAAATCGGCAGAGTTTAGCGCACATAAATTCGGTAGGGCAATCGATCTTGTTAGCCCCAAACGAGACACAGAAGAAATGAGGCAACACATCATTGATCATCATAAAGAGAAATTTTCTATCATACGTCGTATCGAAAATAAAGTTGGCTGGTTGCATGTAGATGTAGCAAACACGATGACAGACGAGCTTATTATATTTGATCCTTGACTATCTATATAGAGCGCACATATGCTAGTTCTGCCGATTGGCAAAGTGGATCCCTTTCCAACTCCCTCGTAATCTATTATTACTCATTTTTTGAGGCAGAACCAGCGTTGAGTAACTCATATATTATATCATAGGGTGTATTTTTGATTGTTTTTTCAAATATACTTTAAGACCTCAAATATGCTATGCTTAAGCTTGGCTAGGATTGAAATTGGTGTGACAGTTTGTAATAAAGGGCTAGTTTTTTTTCAAGCTGCCACACAATTTTAGATATTATATGTAACTTAAAACATGAGATTAAAATGCCATGTATATTACCTTGTCTGCCGCTACAAAATAGAAGTGTCCAGCTTCTTTTTTTGTATATAATTTAATATTTAGTGTATGTGCTACAATGGACGAATTATAGGAGGTTTAAATGAAAATAATTAGGAAGAAAATAAATCGTGCAAAAAAATACATGGGATTTATAAATGATCGAGAAAATTTTGAATCTTTTCGAGAAGAATTAATTGAAGATGTTAAGGCTTCTGTATTTTTGTGTCTGAGTGAGTCGGTTATACAGAAGTACATAAGGATGAGTGACGTTGATAATAAGATTGTTACGCCTGATGATAGCCGATACTTAACAAAAAGTGAGTTTGCAGAATTTGTTGCATATATATGTATGAAACTACACGATGAAGTTGACGCATTAAAAATTAAACCAAAAATCAAGTTGGGTAGCAGGAAAAGCAAATAATCCAAATTAAGTTTAGTTCATAAATGTAGGTTTGCTACCCAAGTAGATAATAACATACTATTAATGTAGCTCAAAACTGGATATCGCAAATTGTAGGGAAAGGTATAGCTACCCTACAAATGTAGGGGTACTATCACAAAGTACAAAAAAGACCGATAAAAGAATAAAAAAGAATGTGGGAAGGTCCGCAATTAAACCAGTGAATACGCTTAAGAACGGACTACTTCCATTATATCAAACAAGTGTGAAAAAAGTATATTAATCAAGTTTTTTTTTAAGTTTGGTGACTCCCAGCCATTGCGAGTGCGTACTAAGTACTCACAAAAGCCTTTCATTTTACTAGCCCTATATATCTACGTAATAAGTAGGAGTCACCCTATCTATTACTGATTAAATCATACCTATTTTTAAATGGTGTTTCAACTGCCATTTTACTAACAATCTGGGTTTACAAGCTTAAAACCGCCCGTATCAATGTTCGTAAAAATACAACGTGTAGGGGTACTATCACTATCAAATCCACTCAAAAATAGACCCAACGTTATGGTGTCTAAAAGATATTGAGGAATGGAGGTGTAAAAGTGTACTAAAATAAAAAAGCCCTTATGAACAGCCATTCATAAGAGCCTAAATGGAGATATTTTGAATCTCACAATCTGATTTCAATCATATCTCCATTAAGTTAAACCGTCAAATTAAGGATTTTATTTAATAGGAGGTCTTGTATGAAAAAATACAATATTAATTGCATTAAAACACGTGCCACATATACACCCAATGAGATTTGTACTCTAAAGTGACGTCAAAAGTAGCGACACGATCACTTTGAAATCACAATTTGTGACATCAAGTTGGGTATAACTGATCTACAAATGTAAAGGTACTATCACTGAACCATACATGAACTTGAAGTCACCCAGCTTCCTATACTAAGTCACCCAGCTTCCTATACACAAAACCATTCACCAAACCATTCACCAACGTCATGGTGAACGTTCTCATATACCATCGTTTTTGAGACATATTTTTAAAAATTCATACGTCATTTTTTTGAGGCAAACAAAAATTCTCAAAACTTACTCTCATAATTAAATTCTCACAACTTGTTAAAATGGCCTTTTTTGAGAAAATGTTTTTAAATTTAACAAAAAAAGGTATATCATAACATCGAGGTGTAGATATGATAATAGGGTATGCGAGAGTTTCAACAGTGGATCAGAATTTAGATTCACAGATAGATGCATTAAAAAAAGCAGGGTGTGATGAAATTTATAAAGAAAAAAAGTCAGGTATTGCTGAACGGGAAGAACTTCAAAAGGTATTGGGCCATTTAAAGAAAGGGGATACATTGATGGTGACCAAGTTGGATCGATTGGGTCGAAGTCTTAAAAAATTGTTGGAACTAATAGAAGAGTTCAATGAGAGAGGGATCCATTTTCAGAGTTTAGATGATGGGATAGGTACAAGTACAAGTCTGGGAGTGTTTTTTTTTCAAGTAGTTGGAGCCTTTAGCGAACTGGAACGTAATTTAAATGTGGAGAGAACAGAAAAAGGGCTGGCTTCCGCTAGGGCAAGAGGCAGAATAGGTGGTCGACCATTAAAACATTCAGATGAAAAAATGAAGCATGTAATTAAATTATATGTAAATAATGAAATTAGTATCCCCGATGTTAACCGCATGTATAATATTTCAACTCCAACGTTTTATAGAAGGTACAACGAGATCATGAAAAAACAAGAGGGGGAAAAATCACATGTTGTATAAAAAATTAAAAAGAATCTTAAATGGCAAGGCGTATGGCTGGAAGGCTGACGGCGATTCAAATCCAATGTTGCCTTTAGGTTTTAATGGATATGAACCTCGTGGAAAAGGATCTGTAGATTTATTTAAAGGATCAAAACCAATCAAAGAAGAATATGAAGTTTGGGCTAATAAAAAGGGCGTTAGTGCTGTGTTATCTGGTTTAGAGCCAGAACCAAAACAAGATTATAAAAAAGATATTCATGAATCATTTAAATATATGAACAACTGGGTACTTAATGACTGTAAAGATGCATTAGAAATTAAGCTGGATGAATCAACATTATTAAATGAAGTTGAAAAAGGTAAAGATGTTTTTTTAATACTAGGTGCTGAATACATAATTAGTGATCGAGTTATCGAGATACTAAATAAGCTGTGTCCAAATGATTTTGAAACATATGGCGTTAAGATTGTTAATGCGTACACGAATAAAAAATATTATCGAATCAATTTATTAAGAAGTATTTATGAAGAGGATTTAAATGAAAATGGATTACCAGACGATTTCATCATTGGCCACATACGAATAAAACCAACACATAAGTTATTGGAGGACAAAGTAGAAACCATTTTTTCGGAAAGGTTGAGCCAAGAATTAATTAAAAATAATATTACTGGCTTAGAAAACTGGAAATAAGCCATGCATTTAAGCAGAACAAGACACCCTGAGGACACTCAGTTCCATCACGTTGTTCCAAGACAGGTCTACACAGGAACTCTTTCAAGACTGTCTGAAGATCAGCGAGAACGAACTATAGAGGTTAGAAATTTCTTAAATGAATTGGGGTACACCAAACAGGAAACCGACAATTTAGGCTTGTATCTACCTAAATATGAAAGTAGCTACGATACAGATCGTTCAACCCATCGTGGATTCAGTTCTAACCATAAAAAATACAATGAAGATTTTGTCGATGAAATGAAAAAACTAATGGTTATATCTGAAAAGAATTTCTTTTCAACCCATGACAGGCGTGTTCTTGTTGATCAAATGCTGGCTGAAATGAGGCGAGATATACGAACTGGTGATATTGATGTCGGGCCATCAGCAGACAGCAAATCTGGGGGAGTAGAATTAGACCGAACAAATATTTTTCAACTGAATGTACATGAGTGTTTATCACTGCACTTTCGTAAGTGTACTCAAACACTTAGTGAGGCAAAGTGTTTGAGGTTGGCGCAAGAAATTGACTGTATGATTCGAAACCGCAAGACTCCTTGGTTAAGTTTGATAAACGTTAACCATAGATACCTGGTCGTTAAGTCTAGCTGTCATGACACACTCATAGCTGAAGCTTTCTTAAAATTAGATTATGAGATGAAAATGCGAAATTCTGGGGCTCGTCTAATGCTTCCATACGATTTAATTACCGAAGAAACAGTTCAAGCACAATGTGACATATTAAATGCGGTTGAATCTAAAAAAATCAGTATTCCAGACGGATACAAAGCATTGGAAGCGATCGGTTTTATATGGCTCGAATTAGATCATGCCTATGAGCAAGTCCTAAGCGATAAAAGAGAGTATTGTCATCATGATTATCCGAAGTTAGTTCATGAGCGAAAACTAGAAAACATGAGATTTTCTAGGTTGTGTGTTCGAGGAAGTCTAAAAAAAATAGACCAGTTTAATACTGATCTTTGGATAGATGCCGAAACGTATATCGAGTCAGAAGAAATATTTGATAATGGAAAGCTACGTCTAACCAGCGACGGTTCCAAAGACTTGAAAAGTCTGTATGCCTTTTTGAAAAGCTTACCGCATTTAAAGGCAGCCTTTGATGTTGTTAAATGTGTCGCCAGTTTATTTCCATTGATAGAGCACCTCATTCGGGTAGGGAAAAAAATTGATTTCGATACTCGTCCGCCATATAGTTTTTATGGGTCACCAAAAACACCTCGCCGAGTTCCCCCAGCAATAATAAATGATTTTGAAAAGAAAGGGATGCCTATTTATGGTGGCGTTAATTTAGCTTGCCCAAGCATAGTTGTTATGCAAAGAGACTCTGATGATTTTTTGTTTAGTAAGCGTTATCGCAAGGATGGAATCGTAAGTGATCAGATATTTCCTATTAGCAATCAAAGTGAACAAGAGAGAGAAATGTATGCATCGGCCATTAGTCGCTTGAATGAAAGTAAGTCTGATTTAAAAAGGCATGTTGACCCGGCCTTTTTTGAAGAAGTTGTTCGGGAAATGAATAGAACGTTGTGTTTTGATGACTTCGGGTGGCAATATTTAGGCATGAAACCAACGCCTACTGAACCTAAAGAAGTTACAGTTAAACCTCAAGAAGTTACAGTGCTAATTCCTGAACCTGTAAAGAAAGAACCGGAAAAGCAAAAGAAAAACAGTTGTTGCGTGGTTATGTAAGGTTTAATTTTTTTATATCGATTAAAGACGGCATACTTGAAAGGATTTGAGTGGCTTTTTGTAGTAGGAACTTACCTCTGGTGAATTTACGTTTTGGACTAGCACTGCTAACATCCCTAACAGGACGAGCACCACTACCAATGGCACAATTATTTTTAGCCATTTCCGTATTTGCGCCTCCGTTGTAGCTTTCATGATTTTCATTTTCAGCTTCATTACCCGATCCCCGTTATGTATGAAGGCACTACGCCAGTAGGTTCATCTTCACTGATCCCATATGAAGAAGATGCGATACCTACTGGCGATAAGCCGAGGGACTCTGTAATTGTTGTTATTGCAGAGTATTGTTGCTCAGGTGGCAATATAGCTACAAGTTCAAGAATATCCGACAATGACATGTTTACCTTTTGGATGTAATTGTTAAAATCAGGTTCAGGAGTAGAAATTTGTGCTTGTTGTGCTTGTTGTTCTTGTTCTTCCTTTATCTTATTAATGATTGCTCGGTAGTTTGGGTAATCTAATGTGCGCAATATTAACTCTTTAACGTCAGGGTTATTAATGTCACCAAAAATTCCTTGTTGTGCTAATTGCATGGTTGTTGCAGCAATTGCAGATTGTGATTGTGGTAAAGAAGAACCAGCAGTAATTTCAACTTCATACTCACCAAGTGTAAGATCGCTCTTTATTGTTTCAATGGCCATGAGTTGATCTGTTTGCATGTCTCTATCAAATATACTAATTTGCATTTGACCCATTTGATCAGGTTGTATAGAAGCAAACTGTGTACCACTACTCATGCGTATGATTCGAGGCTGGTTATAGTATAACTGAATTAGTGTAACGGCTTTGTTACTTATCCCACTTAAAAAGTTTTTAAAATTACGTTGTATTTCACGTATTGATGACATTGGCGATTCTATTAAATCTCTTACCATTTGGCCAGAGTTAACACCAACAGGACGCTCACCAGATAGCATTATTTCATTTATTCGAGCTATTTTATATGCGTCATCTTTTAAATCTTGTATGTGTTGTCTAACAATTTGTATATCTTGTGTAAGTTTATTTGTCACTAAAACTGGTGGAGTACCAGAACTACCTGGTACTGAGTATACAATGTCGAAATTCTTTTCTAACGTGTTACGTGGAATTGATTCTTCTTGCACAATCAAGAATGATTTGTATTTCATTAAGAGTTGTTGCAATTTGTAATACGCGTCAATAATCTTATCTTGCGTTGAAATTAAATCCTCAACATCCCCAAACCCAACCAAGCTATCGGATTGCGTTGGACTAAATGTTTCAAAGGGAAAACCAAAAGGATAATCAATCGGTCGATCTTCTAATATTTCCTTTTCTGAATATATTATTAGTCGTCCGTTAGGATACTTAAAACGCTCCTCAGTCTTCATGTTCTGATCTTTTGGATCATCGTCATCTAAGGGTACTAAGACCGTATCATCTTTAAGGTAACATTCCCACAGTACAATGTTTTCAGTGGTATTTGATGGAACAAGGCTACCTTCATTCATATAGCTCTCAGCATTATTTTTTGTGCCACCTTCTTCATTTTCCATGCTAACTACAAGGTCAGTGCGTTTTTCGGCACTATCCGTTATACGTGATGACTCGGTGGTTAGCTTATCTATTTTTTTAAGAACGTCAGGCCTATTTTTATATTCGTTAATTAAATCAAAACGGCTAATGCTACGTTTAACGAATATATAGTTACAATTTTCTATTGTTGTTGCACCAGGCTCAGGAAAAAAGTCTAATGGATTCACTCGTTCAACTCTGACATCTCCCAAGCCATTATCAACTGTCTGATTCCAAAAGACCTTTCCAATTCCTATGCCATTAATTAAGCCATCACGAATAATGCGTTGTGAAACGCTATTCATATCTGTATTCTTCTTCACGTTCTCCCAACAGTCGTTAAGTATATCGGCAATGTTTTCTAGCTGTTTTAAATTATCGAGTGTTTGATGAGATAATCTAGCAGGCTTAACATTAGTGGTTATCATGGCATCCAATGCCGTTGTGGCCTTGGTCTCAATAATTGGTTTTACTATGTTATAGAAACTATTTTGGGTTCCCTTAATAGGCATATTGTCAGTGCCATACCCAATTGTAGGGGCAATATTACCCCGATAGTAGCGTTGAAATTTGCTGTATTTTTTATGGGTAGGTACACCAGTAGCCTTGCTCTTAAGCTTGTTTAAGTAGTCCAAAAATGGATTATCCATATCTCTATATTATTTGCGCTTTAGATATAAATCATTTTATTAAAGTTTAGTGTTATTAAACTAAATGTATTAACAGTCAAATACACTAAAATGACTGCGCCTTATGTTTCGCCATAAAATTAAATTATGAAATATGAATATGGCCAAGCGTTAAAATTACGAGACGATATCCAATTAAAGTTTTATGTCGATGGGATATACCCCGCAGGGCAAATGGGATATAAAGAGCCACACTATAAAATTCTATTTGATGAAGCTAGTTTAATTATTGCAGAGTCATTAGCAGGTATACTTTTTGAAAAAAAGATACTTGAAGAAGTAATCGAACGTGCAGAAACACCTCAAACTAAGGAGCCTGAAGAAACTCAGGTTCCTTTAAATAAGGGGCCATTAAAAAAAATGAACAAAGATGACTTAATTGCTATGGCAGCACAAATTGATTCTTCAAAAGATTTAACCAAATTTAAAAAAAGCGAATTAATCGATTTAATCGAGGAAAGTGAATCCATTTAAAGATTCCATTGATTATTTTTTAGATGAAATCATGGCAGGAGGATATCAAGCAAAATGGAGAAAAATAAAAAAGAGGGTTTCATGATTATCGTAGGTAAAAAAGACGATAAGGGTGACGAATACGA